CGGTTATGTCTTGAGAGTAACCTCCAACAACGAGACTGCTCCCCCAGATCTCAATTTTATTGAAATTACTGAGGACGAAGCCCTCGACCGGCCGGTCTTTGATGAGTATACGATTGAGGGTTTCGGGAAAATCAGAACCCGAGCTCGAGAGTATTACATACCGAAAGGCAAGGATTGGAACAAATACAGCAATGAGGACGATGATGCATTCTTCGATGTTCCCGTCGCTCTCTGGCTCAATTCCAATGAGACCATTGAGAAGCCTTTAAACTTCAAAGGGGCCGCAAAACCTCCGCGCTTGCCGCCCTCATTGAACTCGGGAACTATACCTGGGAAAGCGTAGGTCACTATCCGCAAGGAGTCGGACTACAATTTGTTGGTAGATCGACTTGTCTCTTTAGAGAGAGCTCTAGAAAGACTCTCTCAGAGCGTTTTAAACTTGCAAGTGAAACCTTCCCAGAACTGCTTGACTACGACTGGCCTGCCAGAGGATCCAAAGCTGAGCTCAACTCACTCCTCCTCCAAGCCGAAAGGTTCAGATGCACCGAGCCACCAGAAAACCTCGCCGACTCTTGCGAACAACTCGCCAGTAGGTACCCAGTTACCAGGCCTCGTTGTTGCTTCCGAACCGACCGATGGTCCTGGTCAGCAGTTGAAGAAGAAGTCAAGAGGCTCGCGGCGCAAGGGCAAGAAGTCTGTAAAGACTCAAGCCCCGGAAGCCCACTAGCCTCCCTCTGTAAGAGGAATCAAGATGTATTGACAGCTCATCTTGATTTTATTGTTAAAGCTGTCACGGAGAGATTGTTTCTCCTTGCTGAGACTGAGTTGCACGGTCTCAGTCCTGTTGAACTGATAAATCAAGGCTGTTGTGACCCTGTGCGGCTGTTCGTTAAGCAAGAACCGCACACTTTGAAGAAAATCAAAGAGGGACGTTACAGATTGATTAGTTCAGTTAGTCTAGTCGACCAGATCGTTGAGCGTATGCTCTTCGGGCCTCAGAACCGAGCTGAAATAGCTCTCTGGGACACTATTCCCTCAAAACCCGGAATGGGGCTTACGCTTAAAAGTCAGGCTCGGAGGATCTTTAGTGACCTCCTGGTCAAGCACACCCATTGTCCCGCTTATGAGGCGGACATATCGGGTTTTGATTGGACTGTTCAGGACTGGGAGTTGTGGGCTGACGTTGAGATTAGAATCAAGTTGTGCAGCGCTGGAGTTGACCTCGCGCAATGTATGCGCAACCGTTTCTATTG